ACAAATGAATTAATATTAAAACTTAAAAACCTATACTCTGCAGGTAATAAGCTACTGGATACTGATATTGAAAGTCTTAAATATGATAATGCACTAACTGCATTTAATAATAACCAAACAACAATAAATGCACTTTCAAGATTCAGAACAATTTTAGGGGAGACCTCATATGTGTTTGTTAATGATGTCACATCAAAACAAGCACCAGCCATAACAAAATTGATAAACATAAGAGATTATGACGAATATATTAAGTCATTAAAAACCGATACTGAACCATCAACAATCAATCAAAGATTATGCATTGGCTACATTGGAAACCCAAGTAATTTAGAGACGTTATATTCAGGATTAGCAACATACAGAACACAGTTATTAAATGGAACTGCGGTTCAGGGTGGAACATATGGTAGAATTATAGACACAGACATATCTTTACCAAATACAATTCGTAACGCATACAATATTTCTACGCCATATCAAAGAATAACGGACAGCACACCCACTACACCATATTATATATTGGATGTGACTAATTTTTACTTCAAATTATTTCAAGCCAAGTTAGAAATTGAAGCAGCTAAAGATGCTGCTGGTCAGAAAATGACAGTAAAAATCAATAATATGATTGATGAAAAACTCGGCATGCGTCCTACGATATATAACATATTTAAAGTCATTTTAGATGATGTTGATAAATTCTATAAAGTATTACGTGACGTATCAAAAGATGCGCAGAAGCACCATAATGCTGAAGATATTAAATATATTATAGCCAATGGTGGGAACATGAAAGACTCTGGAACTAATAACATGGAAGAAAATATATTTCCGTTTCCACTTATCATTAAAAAAGAAGACGAAACTTGTGGACAAACAGAAGTAAGAAATTCGCCATATGAACTAAATCAACTCATACCAACACCGTTTCCAGAATCGAAACTGATTGAAGATTTTATTGATACTTTCACGAAACAAAGAAGAATTGTCTTAGATTATAACATGAAAGATGAAACAGATTCAGATGGTGTGAAAAGGTGGATACCAATATCACCAATAGATTCATCATTATCAGGAACTGACCCGTCAACACCTTATGCTGGACTTACTAATTTAAACGAAATATTCAGTGTTTTATTAGATAGATTCTATATCCTTACACAAAGTTCATTACCAATCGACTTTTACGCCAACCCAAAGGATGCACAACAGGCATATGTTAATTTATATGCCAAAGCAGAGGCACTTAACTTGGCAATGTCATTAAGTAATTCTAAGATATCTCAAAATCTTAAAACTGTAGCTGAAAGATATGGTGGTCAGGGAACGTTCTCGGATTTCTATACATATTTAGCGGACAATGTTCAAGCAGAATATGCTTTTCCTGATGGAACAATTGAGGTGATTGATGATTCATATATTGATAAAAATAATCCAGAATATATTGGAGCAAATATATATTTCGATACCATTGAATTACTAACACCTAAAGATGAAGGTGGGTCACCAATTGATAAATTTGCCGAAGACGTACAGAGAGGTTTTTTTAAGAAACTATTGTTTAATAGACTTCCCGAAGAATCATATTTATTTACAAATGAAAATGTACTATATATTAAAGACACATTCGTTAAGAAAAACACAGAAAAGGCAAATAAATTAGATAATTTTGGTGGCATTCCACTCGAAACGAGATACATATCTTCATTCAATAGAGTTAATGAAAATAGAAAATTAACAAAAATTTTATTTTATGAGCAGGGATTAGTGGATTTACCACCTAAATGGAGAGATAGTAGCAATTTTGATTGGTCTATTGATAAAGAAGAATTCATAACAGATAATTTAAAAAATCAGGGAAACCAAGCGTTTGATTTCACCTCCGTTGGAACACGAGCACTCACCATGAAAAATTTCCAAAACATTGTAGATACTTGGGTTGGAGTATTATCATATTTTGATACCAGAATATTTGATGATGTGATTTCAAAAAGAAATGCGTTTAGTGCTACAATGCTTTTATCGAATTTTGGCTACACGCTCGGACCGTTCAACACGTTTCCAAACGCTTTAGCTTATACGATTTTTAGAAACCCAGCAGCTATTGATGTTCCGAAATTCTTACCAGCATATATTGGTGCATTAGTTGATGCTGATACTAATGGGTTGAGAGAACAATTTCAAGAATTTTTCTTAAATGGGGCGGGAACTGAGATGAGTGTTTGTGGTGTTTATATTTTTGCAGACATCCACGACATCAATACATATATGTCAGAAAAGGATAAAGAATTATTCAAGGAATACTACAACACATTTATTATTGACGGTACATATGAAACGATTGCAAATAACCTTGAAAGACTATATGGAATAGTCCAGTCTGGTGTAACTGACGGTGGGAAACGAGAAAAACTATATGAGGCATATCTTAACCCAGATACAAAAGATAACGAACGTCAAGGAAGTTTTTGGCAATCCGTTTTACAACCACTTATGGAAGAAACTACAATAATCAGCTTTACACAAAATACATTTAATGCATATCAAAGTCCCGCAACATATCGTAGTTTGAAAAGCATAAACGATGGTACAAGTGATGCGGATAAAGATAAACAACAAGTAAATGACAGGTTTTTCAGACAGCTTTTCAGTAATTTAGCTAATCAAATCTCACTCGATGAAGAAGCTCAAAAAGAAATTGAAGAAGAAAATCAAAGGTTAAAGGGTGATATTGATGTTATGACGCAACTATATTATTCGTTCAAAAATATTAACGATAAATGGCTGACAGGACCCGAAGAAGGGTCTGACGGCTACCCGTTTAATCTCAAAGGTGAAGATTTAATCGATTCGTTTGTATTTGTGGATAGGGCAATGAATCCCGTTGGTAATACATGTATAAATCCTGAGATATTATTGGATTTATATGAAGATAATAACGCTTCGATTTTCACTGTAATATCACAGCTATTGTCAAGAAATAATTTCCTATTCTTTCCACTTCAAAACTTTATTTCACATTCCCCTGAAAGTTGGGAGAATACATTTAAAATTAATCCTAATGACAAGGTAGAACAACGACAGGCATTTGTATGTTTATATGTTGGTGGTTCAGCAAGTTATCCAAATGACCTAAATAATGGTTTTAAGGATGATGGTATTACTGATATTACAACAACAGATGCCTTAGATTTTGGTTCAGATTGTCCAGCAAACCCAGAGTATGATAAACAAGAAGAACGCAGTCGTTTTAAATTCAGACAAGTAAGAGCATTTAGGGTATTATTTGGACAGCAGAATCAATCAATGTTCAGTGACATAAAAATTGATAGTAAGGAATATCCTGAAACAAACGAAAGTATTCAAATATTGGCGAGACTCGCTGGTGATGAAGGTAAGAACGCACCAATACCAAAAGGTCAGAATCTTTATAATTTATATGAAAACCGTGCATATAGTGCAACTGTTACTGGTTTAGGGAATGCAATGATTCAACCAACACAATATTTTCAATTGGACAATGTACCGCTTTTTAATGGTGCGTACCTTATATTAAAAGTTGAACACGATATTGTACCAAATAAAATGAATACTTCATTTACTGGTACTAAAATCTTAAAATATCCAGTTCCAAGAGTAACAAGTCCAGCAGCTTCTATGGGATTTCAGGGTTCAAGTGTTTCTCAAGCACTAACAGATTTTGCTGAAGAAGGCACAGAAGCATCAATGATATCAAATGAAAGGCTTGAGGATTTAGATAGTGTTCTTGGTATAGACATATCTAATTATCAGGGCAATGTTAATTGGAGTCAAACTAAAGAATATGGTGTGGACTTTGCATTTATAAAAGTTACTGAAGGTACTTGGTTCTATGATGAAAATTCCTCGAATTACGACCTCAAGAAAAATATCAGGAATGCAGTAAATAATGGCGTGAAAATCGGGTATTATCATTTTGCACGCCCCGGTTCCTCTACCGACCCAGCAGCAGATGCAACAGCAGAAGCAAATTGGTTCTTGGAAAAGGTCGCTGAACTACCAAAACCAGATTTCCCTCTTGTATTGGATGTAGAAAACTTTATTGATAAAGCATACCCAACTAAAATGAAGCCAGTTGCTTGGACAAACAGAAAAGTAAGCATGCCAATATACATACAAACATTTATTAATGTATTGAAGGCTGGTGGGTATGACACAATCATATACTCATACGCTAACTTCTTAAATACAAATGGTGTGACTGATTTCAGTAAATATCCATTATGGTTGGCAAACTATCCTATATTAAAAAATGGAAGAAGTCCTGAAACAGTTTTACCAACACCACCTAAAGGTTGGAAAGCTAAATCAGATTCTCACATACCTTGGACTGCATGGCAGTTTACTTCTCAGGGTAAAGTTACTGGAATTAGTGGGAAGGTTGATATGAATATGATGAGGAAGGATTTCTTTAACAAATATACGTAAAACAAAAAAGGCATCTTTCGATGCCCTTTTTTATAGTAAGTCTCTTTTCAGTCCATGTAAACTAATGATGTCATCATCAACATTGGTTTTATTGTATTTCATTTCCTTTATTTTCTGAATTGCCTTTAGAATATTTTCTTTAACACTATCCTTATTAATTCCTTCTAATATTTGAAGGCTTTCGACTTTATAGCTTTCAAGAATCTCCTTTTTCTCTTTATCGTTTGATTTAATAAGTAATTGTAATAAGTTTTTATCGTCTTCATTGAGTTCAGCATATTTTTCGTTAAATTTCTCGACAGCTATTTCAATAATCTCTTCACCAACTTCATTTGTTTCAAGACTTTCAACTAAGACCTTCTTAGGTTCTTTCACATGATTTAAAACAATATTAAATGATTCATAGATATTATCAACATCAACCTTATCATAATCATTAAGAGATTCGGTTATAAGTGCGTCAATAGCATTATATAAATCAACCTTTTCTGTGTCATAATCTGCTTCAGTTATTCCACCAACAACATTCTCCATAAGAAAGTCGTTCATTTTCTGACGTTCGGCATCAATTTCCTCTATAGTATATACTTCAAACAACTTAATGTGATTGTCGATATAATCCTTTGCAAGCAACTCATTTTCAATGTGTTTATTTTCAATATTATTGAACACCTTGAATTCCAATTGCAATATTGGTGAGTTTTTCACAATACTGAGAAAGTCAGATGTTATATTTCTCGACTCTTCAAGTAAAGTGCCTTGAAAATATGACTCTTTCAATTTGTTTGAAACTACTAAATTAGCTATTCCAATATTAGTGTTTTTCATATGGGTTTATTCGATTTAATATAAATACTATTATTAATTGTAAATGTTTGCTACTTACCATATATAAATGTCATACGTACTTATTCAGTAATCTCCATTCCTTCAATATCCTCAAGACTAATATCTTCTGCCTCAGTAATTTTTGTCTGTGTATTGAAGCTTTCTGTAGTCTCCAGCAATGAATCAATTTCAGTAATCATATCTTGAGCATTTTTATTTAGCTTATCATTAGCCTCGTTATTCTCACTGATAATTTTCTTGTTCTTCTTCTCTTTTTTATGCTCTGGTTCTACACTATTACCAAAAACCATTCTTTCAACATGTAGACTAAATTCTTCTTCACTTAGTTTCGAATGTCGTTCTGCCAACGGTGGCATTTCACCACCACCTGCTGGTGCTCCCCCTAATTCTCCACCTAATGGTGGCATTCCACCACCTGCTGGTGCTCCACCCCCTAATGGTGGCATTCCACCTAATTCTCCACCTTCGGGTGGTGCTCCACCCATTTCAGTTCCACCGCTTGCCATTACCTCTTCTGGTGCGCCAAATCGCTTATCGATATCAGCAAATAAACCAGTTTTCTTAATACTAACAGGAGCATCTGCAAGTTCTTGCATAACAACCTTCTCCATTTTCTGTTGCTTGAGGTCATCAACAATCTCTCTGTCACTCATGTTGAATAACAGTCGTTTCGCCTTGGTATGTGACATTGCAGCAATACCACCTTCGCCACGAGTTAATTCAGCATATGATTGTGCTTTATCACGCAATAATTCGGATTTCAATAATTCCTGTTGTGTTGAAGGATTAGTAAGGGTTAATTCAAAACCACTTAAATCCTCACCACTATAACCCAATAAATATAGGTGAATCATCGCCATTTTATTGAGTTCCTGAACCATTGCTTGTTGAATACGATTTACTTTCTTAGAAAACCTGATATCATACTGTGCCATGTTTTTACCAGCACCTGCAGCATCTTGAAAGCTCAAGAATGGCTTTGGAATACCCAATCCAATGAACAGGTTGTCTCTAAGATATTCGATATCCTGAATTGCATCGAGATTTGATGCCCCGGGGAGCGTCTCCACGCCCGTTTGTGTGTTTGCGTTTCTTACTGGAAGGAAATAATCTTCATCATTTCCTAAAATATTAAATCTGTAGTCAATTTGACCGTCATTTGCGTGTACTTGCGCTGTTTTTTTGAACTTGGTCGCAACTTTATATACATATTCCTCAATATCTTCTTCATCAATGTTCCCAACATCAATTTTGAACACTTTTTTCTCACCAGCACGGATAATACGGTAAGTAAGCATAGCATCTTCAGCCATTACAAGCTGACGGAACACTCTTCTGACCTTATTTAAAACAGATGAACCATAAGGTAGATACTTATCATCACCAAGAAGCCTAAAGTGAGCGATTTCAAATACATTGAATTCATCTCCAGTCATCCTTTCCTTGAACTTGACGATTGGTTTACCGTTTTGTATTCTTTCGAACCTTTCAATTTCATAGTTAACCAATTGTTTTACGTGAGTAATACCTTTTTTACGTTCACCGTAAAGTAATACGAAATTATCACCATATTTTACCACATTTCTAACCCAGAAAGGCAAGTTAACATTCACGTTAACAATATCATAGAAGAATTCTTCTAACAGAGTCTTGATTCTTTCTTTATTGGAATAAATATTAAGCATTTTACCGTTTATTCCAATTGTAGTTGCTTCTTCCATGAATAAATCCAATGCGCTACTGATAATTGGGTAGTATTCCATACCCTCATAGTCGATATATGCGGGAAGTCTGGCTGCTTCATATTGAAGTGCTTTCTGAAAACCCCTATCGGTAGTCCTAAAGAATTTATTTTGTAGTTCTTTCTTCTGTTCAATTTCCAGACCTTTTCTGTGAATTTCTTCAGGGGTATTGCCTTTAATAACAATTTTAGCTTCCTTAGATGGTGTGCTTTGTGAGATAGATGGTTGTGCATCCTGAAATCCCATGCCATCAAGATTCAAAAGTTTATTAAGCTGTTGATATATTGTACCTCTTTTTTCTTGTTCAGCCATTTTTATAATTTATTATAGTTTTTTATAAATACTTTAATTTTTCGGAAAAGTTGATTTAACTATAAATACATTCTATCTTTTGTTTTTATCCTTAATTCCTTTAAATAACCAAGAGTTTGCTTGATACATCTCAGATGGATATGAGCTATGGTTAGGAATCATTGGTTTATTTTTGAAACCCTTGACTCTTTCCATATCGCTAATATCGTTCAGTGTAATAATTGAATTAAGTAATTTCTCAGTAATACCTTTACTTTGTTTATATCGAGCCATGTCAAAGTTTATCACATATAAACCAATAGACAATCCCATAATACTATCATCATGGAAGCTACGTTTATGGTCTGCAACACGGTTTCCAGCCACAGTAACAAACGTTTTCAATTCATTTAATAATCTTATTGACCTGATTATCACGTCTTCCATATGAATCGCTCTCTGCATCTCAAGAACAACTGATGCACGGTTGTTTCCAATGAAGAAACCGGGGATTAAATCCACGTTTATTACCGTACCATCAGGCATTACCTTCTGTCCCTTTTTAATGTAACCCTGTAATCTATCTCTTGTTGGTTTATGTGTTAC